TTATCTGTATTAGATGGTAAAATTATATTAGAGGCAGCTGATACTGTAGTTGTAACAAGTGATACAGCTTCTTCGTGTGATGTTATTGTGAGTGTACTGGAGCAGACATAATGGGCGGTTATATTGGTGGTAACGGCGGTGTTACCCAAGTAGACGGTTATAGTAAAACTGAAGTAGATAGTAAAGTAGCTGATAAAGTAGAGGACAGTAAAGTTCTTACAGATGTTCCTGCTAATGCTGTATTTACTGATACAACGTATTCGATACGAGATGGCGAACTTTCCCAGAATAACTTTACAAATGCTGATCACACAAAGCTAGATGGTATTGAAGCAAGCGCAGACGTAACGGATACTGCAAATGTGGTAGCCGCCTTAACTGCTGGAACAAATATAACGATTGCGGCAGATGGTACGATTACTTCAACAGATACAAATACTACTTATTCAATACAAGATGGTGAGCTTTCCCAGAATAACTTTACAGATGCAGACCATACAAAGCTTAATGGAATAGAAACAGCCGCTACGGCAGATCAAACAGATGCTGAAATAAAAACAGCTTATGAAAATAATTCTAATACAAACGCATTTACAGATGCAGATCATTCTAAATTAGATGGCATTGAGACAGGTGCAACTGCTGACCAAACTAAAGCGGATATCGACGCATTAAATGTAGACGCTGATACTCTAGACGGTCAGCACGGTGCCTATTATACAGCTTATGCAGACACAGCAGTTTCTAACCTTGTAGATTCCTCTCCTGCCGCCTTAAACACATTGAACGAATTAGCTGCAGCTTTAGGTGATGACGCCAACTTTTCTACAACTATGACAAATGCTTTAGCAGGTAAAGTAGATGATTCACAAGTTCTAACAAACGTCCCTTCAGGTGCTTTATTTACAGATACTAATACTACATACTCTGTAGGTGATGGTGGTTTAACACAGAAAAACTTTACATCTACACTGAAAACCAAATTAGATGGTATTTCAGCAAATGCTCGTACAGGAACTATCGTGGAGACAGGGACTACCTTCAATGGCACTTACCCTGCGTACTTCAGAATTGGTGCAAACAACGCTTACTCACACCCCAATATTACATTTACAGGCTCTACCTCAACCTTGAATACAGGTAACATAGCAGTTACAGGTACAGTAGATGGGCGTGATGTAGCTACTGATGGTACTAAGCTAGACACAATAGCAACTAATGCTAACAACTACAGCTTCCCTTACACAGTTTCTGCATCTAGATCCAACAGTACTGTCGTACAACGTAATAGCAATGGGTATATTTATGCTAACTTCCTTAACACAACGGCTAATGATGTAACAAGTGGCGTTACTAAAGTCATGGTCGAGACAGGTAACGACGACTTCATAAGACATGGTAGTGCGGCGGCTGTTCGTTCTTTCCTAAATGTAGCTAATGGTGCTACTAATGTAACAAACAACAACCAGCTAACTAATGGTGCTGGTTACATTACATCTTTCACTAACACAACTTACAGCGCTGGTTCTGGCCTTGGACTATCGGGTACAACTTTCAGTGTAGATGCGGATTTACGCGGTCTTGTTACCCAAATCGGTCGTGATACTAACGATTACTACCTTGTTGGGTCAACTACACACAAATGGTATCTTGATGGCAACGAAGATATGCGTCTTGAAAACGATGGTGACTTACACGTTGATGGTAACGTTGTTGCTTACTCTACAACTACTTCAGATGAGCGTCTTAAGAAAGACATCGTGAAGATTGACAATGCTTTAGATAAAGTAGGTCAGTTAAACGGCTACACATTTGAGTACTTGAACGATGGTAAGAAATCTGCAGGTATACTTGCTCAAGAAGTCGAAGCAGTATTACCAAGTGCGGTTTCAGAAATGAAGCTACCACTTAAGTCAGATGATGACCAAGAGTACAAAGTTGTTCAGTATGACCAATTACATGGTCTGCTAATTGAAGCAATCAAAGAGCTAAAAGCTGAAATCGAAGAACTAAAAGCTAGGTAAGTTAGATGGCAATACAAGGCAGTGGTCAGATATCTATACAAGACATTATGACCGAGTTAGGTATATCAGGTGAGACTGCTTTAAACGATGCTGATGTACGTGGTTTAATTAGTAAGACTGCAGGTGCACAAATGAGTATCACTGAATGGTATGGTGCTTCTAACGAAACAATACTTACAGGAAACCATCAAGAAATAACTATATCTAGCTATATAAGCTCTGGTGGAACACTTAGATTCCAAGGAGATTGGATTTGGTCTGATGATACTGCTACAGCGGCTCTTATTATAGATGTACCTTGTACTTTCATAAACGAAGGTAATGTTATTGGTAAAGGCGGTAGAGGTGGCAATAGAGGTCAGAACGGCTTTGATGGTGGTCCGGCTATTAATGTAACCTCAACAGGCGTAACTATTATAAATAGCTCAGGTTCTTACATTGCCGGAGGCGGTGGTGGTGGAGCAGGTGCAGGTAGAGGCCACGGGGGTTATGGCGGCGGTGGCGGCGGAGGTGCTGGTGGTGGTGCTGGTGGTAATGGTTCTGGTACTAATTATTACTACAAAACTGGTGCGGCTGGTGGTGCTATTGGTCAAGTAGGTGGTAAAGTCCACACAGGTCAGACGATAGCTGCAGGAGCAGGTGCGGCCTCTGGTGGAACTAACTATGATCGGTATGGTATTGGAGGTGGCGGCGGTGGTCGTATACTCCCAGGTGTCGCCGGTACAACAGGTGGTATTTCATTCGGTAAATATGGTGCTGGAGGAGGTGGTAACGGTGGTGCGGCTAATAACAACGGCTCATTCGGTGGTTATGCGGTAGGTTCTGTACAACACTCTAGTGGTGGTGGCGGTTGGGGTGCTAATTGCGGTGCTGGTTCAAGTACTGGTGGTGCAGCTATTACAGGTACTTCAAGGACACTCACTAACAGTGGGACTGTATGGGGTACAACGTAACAAATGATAAAATTAAAACGGAAGTTAAGGTACAATGAGTAGATCAAGAGACTTAGCTAATCTGGTTAATACTGTACAGGCTACTGCTACAGACGACCAAACAGCAGCAGAAATTAAAGCGCTTGTAGAGAACGCTTCGAATAGTAATACTTTTACTGATGCAGATCATGTAAAGCTAAACTCTGTTGCATCAGGGGCTGACGTAACTAGTACTGCATTACCTGATGCATTAACAGGCTTATCTACTGAGACAAGTTTAACAAGTTCTGATATAATACCTGTTTATGACGCTACTTCTACAACATGGAAAAAAGCAACTATAACTAATGCTGCATTACAAGGACCTACTGGTGCTACAGGAGCGCAAGGACCTATTGGCAACACTGGTTTACAGGGTGCTACTGGACCGCAAGGAGCAACAGGGGCAACAGGGGCTGACGGTGCTGACGGGGTACAAGGACCTCAAGGTATTCAAGGGGAAACAGGAGCTACAGGTGCGACTGGACCACAAGGTGCGACGGGTGCTGCAGGTGTAGACGGTAATGATGGAGCAACGGGTGCTACTGGTCCACAAGGACCTATCGGCAATACTGGTCCTCAAGGGGTTGCAGGTGCAGACGGTAATGACGGTGCTACTGGTGCTACAGGACCACAGGGACCTATCGGAAATACAGGACCACAGGGACCTATCGGAAATACTGGTCCTCAAGGACCGCAGGGTGCAACAGGCGCAGCAGGGGCTGACGGTGATGATGGTGCTACAGGTGCAACAGGATCTCAGGGTGCTACTGGACCACAAGGAGCGACTGGACCGCAAGGCCCTACCGGTAATACTGGCGCAACAGGTTCACAGGGCGCTACAGGACCACAGGGTGCAACAGGTCCTAGTGGTAACCCCTTCGGTGGTGGTACTTTTACTGGTAATGTAGCCTTTAACGCTAAGATGAGATTGCCTAATGCATCGTCTAATCCTTCTAGTCCATCTACAGGTCATACATATTACAATACAACAGATAAACAAGTACTTTTTTATAATGGCACTGATTGGATAGGTTTAGCCGAAACAGTAGCATTAGTACTTACTCTTACTGACAGTGGTGGAAATGTTATAGAGTGGGATGGAAAATCAGACCTGAAATTACAAGTACATAAAGAATATACTGTTGTAGGAGGTCCAAGCGCCCAAGCAGTTGAAATTAAAATGTGGGGCGGTGGAGGAGCTTGTGGATTTGCTTATACACAAGGTGCGAATTCAAACTCAAATCAAGGACCAGGAGGTGGTGGTGGTTATACCTCTGGCACTATAACTTTTGTAGAAGGTACAAATTATGTCTTCCGAGTTGGAGAAGGTGGTATTAGAGGGCAAGCTATATCTAGTGCCGCAACTTATATAGCAGGTGGTCTAGCGAGTCTTCCTGTTTCTGGTACTGAAGGTGGAGGATATACTGGAATATTTTCTGGTACAAGTGTTACTCAAGGAAATGCTTTGTTAATAGCTGGTGGTGGCGGTGGCGGTTCTGATACTAATTTTGGTGCACATGGTGGTGCTGGTGGAGGTTCATATGGCCAGAGTTCACCAGCGGGATCATCTCAAGGCGGTAATGGTGGTACTCCAACTGGCGGTGGTGCTGGTTCTCCATACAACAGCGCTGGTAGTGGTAGCGCTTTAACTGGTGGTATTGCGGCAAATAGTGGTTCTTCACACAGTTGGTTAGGCGGCGGTGGCGGCGGATACTGGGGCGGTGGCGGCGGTAATGTAGGCGGCGGCGGTGGTGGTTCTGGTTACTTCAAAAACTCATCACCTGTAAGTTCAGGTTCAACGACAGCAGGGTCAAGTTCGACCCCAGGCAATTCTAGTGATTCTGATAGAGGCACTGCTGGTAATGGTGGTACAAGTAGTAGCAGAGATGGTATAGATGGTAAAATAGTACTTTTAGCAACATCCCCATAAACTTTAAGGAATAATTTAAATGACAGTCGTTATATATCCAGACCCCGAAACAAGAACAGTAAGACAAGAATTACGCAGACAACGAGATATCAAAATAAAAGAAACTGATTGGTGGGCATTGAAAGATAATCCTGAAATGACATCTGAACAAATCACATATCGTCAAGCGTTACGGGATATTACAGATGTATATGATTCTATTGACGATGTTGTGTGGCCTACTAAACCTTAATATTTACAAATGGAACGAAGAAACAATAGGATAAATAAATGTCAGGTTACATAGGAAACATACTAGTACCTCAAGCTACTCAAACACGGGATAGCTTTATAGCGACTGCTGGTCAAACTAGCTTTCCTACGAGTGGATATACGCCAAACTTTTTAGACGTCTACTTAAATGGTATCAAATTACATAGCTCCGATTTTACAGCAACAAATGGTTCAGACGTTGTATTAGCAACAGGTGCAGCAGTAAATGATGTTATAGAAGTGGTAGCATATAATGCTTTTGATGTAGCTTCTGGTACATTTGATGACTTAACTGTGAATAACAATATAGCTGTATCTGGTACTGTAGATGGCAGAGACATTGCTGCAGACGGTACTAAGCTAGACGGTATTGAGTCAGGCGCTACAGGTGATCAAACTAATGCAGAGATAAGAGCAGCTGTAGAAGCCGCAACAGACAGTAATGTGTTTACAGATGCGGATCACACTAAGTTAAACGCTATTGAAGCGAGTGCTACTGCTGACCAAACAGCTTCAGAGATTAGGACACTTGTTGAGTCTGCTACTGACAGTAACGTATTTACAGATGCAGACCACACTAAGCTTAACGCTATAGAGTCTGGTGCTACTGCAGATCAAACTAAGTCTGACATTGATGCGTTAAACATTAATGCTGATACTTTAGATGGACAACATGGATCATACTATACAGGATACGCTGATACAGCCGTAGCTAATATTGTTGACTCTGCACCTGGAACACTTGATACGCTTAATGAATTAGCTGCTGCTTTAGGTGATGATCCTAACTTTGCTACTACTACTGCTACCAACATTGCCGCCAAGCTACCCTTAGCAGGTGGTACACTTACAGGTAACTTGTCATTTGGTGATAGCGACAAAGCCATCTTCGGTGCTGGATCTGACCTAAAGATTTATAGTGACGGAGTCAATGCTCACTTTATCAACGATACAGGTGACACTAGAATAACTGTCAACGAAGCTGACAAAGACTTTAGGGTTTATTCTGATAATGGTTCTGGTGGTGTTGCGGAGTATTTCCGAGCAGACGGTTCTATTGGTCAGTCAATGATGTTCTATTATGGCTCAAAGAAACTAAACACGCTAACAGGCGGTATACAAGTAACAGGCAATATAACTGTATCAGGTACAGTAGATGGACGTGATGTAGCAACAGATGGTACTAAATTAGACGGTATAGAGTCAGGTGCTACAGCAGACCAAACAGCGGCACAGATACTTACTGCTATCAAAACAGTAGATGGTTCAGGCTCAGGCTTAGATGCTGATACTGTAGATGGCATTCAAGCTAGTAGCTTCTTACGTAGTGATGCTAATGATACCTATACTGGATTATTATCATTGGGTAATACATCATCTAGAATACAGGGCTCTGATACCTATCCGTTAGTACAAGTAAACTCAGCAAAAGCCTATTTTGGGTCAACAAGTCGTGCTACTACAGTTCTAGCGTCTAGCTCTAATATTAAACACAATCGTGCTGGAACAGAATATGATATATGGACATCTTACAACGATGGCTCTGGTTCAGGACTAGACGCAGATACTGTTGATGGTGTTCAAGCTAGTAGCTTCTTACGAAGTGATGCTTCTGATACGGCAACAGGTGCTTTAACCCTCAAAAACGACAACGCCTTATTCATACAATCTGCAACCAATGGTGTTGGTGCTAAGATTAAGTTCAGCGACGAAATAGGGAGTTATACCCAAGTAGGATCTATAGATTATCGTCACTCGGACAGTTACTGGGACGCCTTTAGCGGTTTAACTTCTGCTGGTGATGGATTTCACTTTAAGGGTACAGAAGCGACAACAGCGTTTTACTTTGAAGGTAATGCTTCTGTAACTGGTGACTTAACTATCAGTAGCACCCTCCAACACTCTGGCGACACTGACACCTATATGCAGTTCCACAATGCTGACCAATGGAGAGTTGTAACAGGTGGTACTGAACGTCTTGAAGTAAACAACTCACAAATTACTTCAGCAGAGCCTATTCATGCACCTAGTTTTCACGGCGATGGCTCTAACCTAACAGGTGTTGGCGGTAGTACAGATTATGGTGCTGTGGGTACTTATTTAATAGGTTACGCCACAAATGGCGCTGGTTATTCCATTGGAAGTACAGTTGCAGGTTCTGCACTTGGCTATTCGAAAGTTATGTCCAATCGTACTGGTGGTAGTTTAAGTTTATTTCACTATAACTCTAGTAGCTCATCCTCTTGGGTCCCGACAGTTACTAACGGTACATTTGTTAGTTTTAACAGAGGCGGTACTTGGAGGGCTATGTCTGAGGGTGGGGCTGGGAAATCATCGTCTCGTCAGTTACACCTCTGGGTCAGAATATCTTAACAATAGGAGGCGTTAATGCCAACAGTAACAATAACAGAAGTGCGTAACGCACAATCACTAAACGCAGACAATACTGCATTTGAAGTAGAAATTAACCATCCAGAACACGGCTGGATACCTTATGCATTAATGCCTGATGATACAGATAATACTGTAGACAACAGTGTATTGCTTGGGCTTATCGGTTCAGACTATGCAGCGTATGTAGCACCTACTCAAGCAGAGCTAGATGCAGAACTAGCGGCTGGTTTAAGAGCAGAACGTGACCAGAGATTGGTAGAAGAAGTAGACCCTATAGTAACTAACCCTCTACGCTGGGCTGAACTAACAGATGCTAAACAAGCAGAGTGGACACAGTATCGTACTGACTTGCTTAACTTACCAGAGCAATCTGGTTTCCCTAATACAGTTACATGGCCTACTAAACCAACATAAGGATAAAACATGTTCTTTGGTATCTCTCCTTTTGCATCAGGACCCTTCTCTACAACACTAGAGACACGTCTTATTGCACAGAGTGTTTCAACTACAGCTAGTGTAGGAAGCATAATTGTTGTAGGAGAAGCTAATACAGGCTTGACAGGTGTTACAGTTACTGGTAGCATCGGCTCTGTAGTCGTCACTGCCGAGAGTGTTACACTTAGTAACTCAGTAAATACTACAGGCTCAGTAGGGACAACAATAGTAGTTGCAAACGCTAATGTAGTGCCTTCTGGGGTTGACTCTTCAAGCAATATCGGTACAACTACAGTATTGGCAGATGCTAACACAAGCATCACTAGCCCAGCGCTAACTCTAGTTGGTGCTACAGGTACTAACGTACAAGCCAAGGCTGTTGTTTTACCAACAGGTGTTGAATCTAGTGTAGCCATTGGTACAATTACTATACGGATTACAGCAGTAGTAAATCCTGTATCTACAGCACTAAACATATTCTCTGGTAACTTATCTGTAGTAGCTACAAAGTTCGACTACGAAAGTCGAAAAGATGATTATAGAAAAAATCATGTAGTGTTTATTACAGAGACTAATCAAAACAATACTATTCACATACCTTCAGATTCACGAAGTAAAACAGTAATAATTGAAGCAACTAATATAGATAGGGTTGTACGTATTGCAGCATAAGGAATATACTAATGGCATATAAATGGCCCGATAAAGATAAAGATGAGATTGTAGACTACAGTGTAGATTGGTCTAGGTTTCTTAATACAGACACCATTTCTGCTGTAACTTGGTATATTACAGATGCAGACGGTACAAAAGTAGAAGTAGATGATGCAGACACGGTTAATGGACTGCAGTTTGTAAGCAGTACTATTACATCCACTGTAAGTACTATTCGTCTTTCTCTAGGAACTAACAACAAAAGATATACTATTACGTGCCGTATTACTACAGCAGGTGGTTTACAGTATGAGCGTAGTATATTCCTACGTGTGAGGGAGAAATAAGAATGGCATATGATTATATTAGCCTAGTTAATGATATTAATAGACGTCTTAACGAAGTAGAACTTACCAATGCTAACTTCCCTACAGCTACAGGTTATTATAGCTTTGCTAAAGATTCTGTTAATTCTGCTATTAGACACATTAATCAAGAAGAATTTGAGTGGCCTTGGAATCATGTGGAAGAAACAGAAGTCTTATCTGAGGGTGAGGTACGCTATAGTATGCCTTACGACAGTAAGACTATTAACATGAATACCTTCCGTATTAAGCGTAATGAAGCCTTTAATGTAGAAACAATCAAGTTAAAACCTTTAACTTATGAAGAATGGCTTGACAAGTTCGCTGATTATGAGTATAACTCTTCATCAAGTAACCGCACTACACCACAATATGTTGTGCGTACACCAAGCAGAGAACTTATATTTTCTCCACCACCTGATAAAGAGTACGAAGTAGTGTATGAATATTTCCGTACAGGATACGATTTAGAACTATATAGCGATGTACCTTTGTTACCAGAACAATATCGTTATACTATTGTTGATGGCGCTATGTACTACGTATATCAGTTTAGAGGGGATATGCAAGCTGCAGGATTGGCACTACAAAAGTTTGAGCAAGGTATTAAACAATTACGTAGCTTACACATTAATCGCACTACATATTTGCGAGATACGAGAGTACACTACTAATGGCTACACAGTGGCAGACATTTCCTATTGAGTTTAAAGGTGGTCTCATCTCTAATCTCAGCCCTCTACAACAGGGTACTAATGCTGTAGGTTCTGCTACTATTCTGCAGAACTTTGAGGCTACTAAAGAAGGTGGCTATAGTAAAATTAAAGGTTATGAAAAGTTTAGTACTACAACCGTACCTGGTTCTGGTCCTATGCTTGCACTCAAAGTTATAAGTTCAGGTCGTATTGTTGTATCTAGAAAGAATACATCCAACGTTACAGAGTATTATTACGGCACAGGCACTGCATGGACATCTATGGGTGCTAGACCTTTACTAGGTGGTAAAACTAAACATGTGTTATATAATCTAGATGGTAACGACAAAGTTCTTTTTGTTGATGGTGTAAATTATCCAGCTTCATACAATACATCTGGTAATAGCCTTACTGCTATAACAGGTAGTACAGATGTATTAGGTGCTGAGTGTGTTGCTGTATTTAAAGACACCGCTTTTTATTCTAAAGGTAATAATCTTTACTTTACTGCTCCGGTTACTGTTGATGACTTTAGTGCTGCTAATGGCGCTGGTTCTATTAATGTAGCAAATGAGATTACAGGTTTAGCAGTCTTTCGTGATCAGCTTATTATCTTTACAAGTGACACTATTAAGCGCCTTACAGGAAACACTGCCGCAGACTTTCAAATATCACCTATTACAGATCGTATGGGTTGTATTAATAGCGATACGGTTCAGGAGTTTGGCGGTGACATCATGTACCTTGCTTCCGATGGTATCCGTCTTTTAAGTGCTACTGATCGTATTGGTGACTTTGGATTAGATGTTGCTTCCGATCCCATTGCTAAAGATGCGTCTACTTTCCTTGGTAGCACACCTATATTCTGTTCTATACTTATGCGAGAGAAAGCTCAATATCGCATTTTTGCTTATATTGAATCAGAACAACAAGCCGCAGCAAAAGGGTTAGTTGCTACTAAGTTTATATCTCAAGGTGCTGCTGGAATAAGTTGGTCTGAGACGGTAGGCATTAAAGCATATGTAGCAGATAGTCGATACTCAGGTACAACTGAATCTGTTGCGTTTGCTAACACAGACGGTTATGTATACAGGATGGATACAGGGTCAAGCTTTGATGGTGCATCTATTGAAGCTATATATGAATCGCCTTATATGCCTATATCAGATCCTCAGATGCGTAAATCATTCTATAAGCTGACGTTATATGCAGAGCCTACAGGTAATATGTCTCTGGATTTAAATATTAAGTATGACTTTAATGCTTCTAGTAATACAGGCGTGATACAACCTACTACACAGAGTATCGAAAGCACAGGTACTGCCGTTTTTCTTTTCGGTGATTCTAATGCAGTATTTAACACAGCAACCTATGGTGGTGAGCTAGATAAAATCTACAACACAAACATTATTGGTTCTGGTAAAACTATAGCTCTTCGTATTGAAGACTTCTCTACAAACCCCACATTCACTCTAGACACAGCCCTGCTAGAGTTTAGACAGAACGATAGACAGTAAGGACTAAGA